GGAGTGAATAATTCATCATTAGTTATCATAGGTTGATAAATATCCATACCGCCTTGTTGTTGAACCATTAATGGTACATCGCCACTCTCTAATCTAGGTGGAATAAATCCAGTTTCAAGTTGTTGTCTTGGAGTATTGATGATATTTTCATATAAGCCCATGATAGCAGCTTCATCACTACCACTATTATCAAGTTTAAGTTCTTTAGTACGTTTAAGTTCCATATCATGACATTTAGAGATAACAGAGTTAAGCTCTTTAATAGCAGATAACTTAGTACTAGATAGAGAAGAGATAGTAGCAGAAATATCGGATAGGAATTGATATTTACCACGCATCTTAGATAATCGGATATCATTGAATTCTTGTTTCAATTCACCTTGAAGACCATCGATTTGACCAATCATCATTTTAATCAAATCATTAGTTTCTTCATAAGAATCAATGTATGGTTTATTAGTAACGATCTCTTCTGCATCGCCACCTACATTGATTTCATCATTGTCTTTATTTTTTCTTGGTCGACCACGTTTACGTGGTTTGATCAAAGTACTTTCATCGATAGGAGAATTCTCCACCACAATTTTTTTACCTTGACCTGTTGCAAATTTATTAAATATGGATGAACCACTAAAGCTAGGTTTAGTTACTGGCTCTTCTACGGTAATATTACCTTCCATAATAGCTTCAGTATATTGCATAATTTATCCCTCCTTTATGGGTTATTTTAAAGTTCTATGTATATATTCTTATAATGCCTAAAAACGTCGAATTATAAAAAATTAAACTCCCAGTTACATTAAAGTAGGTATAAATACGAAGGAGGATTTAAATATGGCTAACATCTTAAACATATTTAACCAGTTCCCAAAAGACTATAATTTAACGATTTTGCAAACATTCTTTGCAAAACCATTTAAGCAAGAAAATGGTAAGTGGACTAAACCATCTTTGAGTTTAGTTGCTAAAGATAATAATACTGGTAAGAAACACGTATGTGAAATTGAAGATCCTGAGTATATTTGGTTTGTAGCAAAAGAGCCAGATAAGTTAACTCATCATTATGATTTCTTACCAAAGAATGAATTAGAAGCTATTCAATGTCCTAATAGAGAATTAGAGAAGTGTATAGCTCAAACAACTGGTAATATGAAATTCTTTACAAATAATATTGCTAATGGTGAATATAGAGAGAATGCTAAGTTACATACTTTGAATCAAGTATTCTTCTCTGACCAAAATATTGAAGACCATTACAGATTCTGGTTTAATCGTTTATTCAAGAATGATATCCAATCTGTAACTAAAGCATATCTGGATATCGAAGTTGATATCTCTGACATTGCTGGTGATTTCCCAGAGCCAGGTGAAGCTCCAGTTAATGCGGTAACTTATATTAACAACGGAGTTATTAATACATACATTCTTAGAGACCCTAGAAATCCATTGGTTCAAGAATTTGAAAATCAAGTAGCTAGTGGTCAAATAGAACGTGAGTTAAGAGAACTTATTAAGTTTGCTATTGGTGATGAAGAAAGACAACGTAAGTTTAATATCTATGGATATAAGTTTAATGTAAAATTCTTTGACCAAGAGATACAATTACTAGGTTCCTTATTCAGACAAATCAATACTGAAGAACCTGACTTCTTATTAGCATGGAACATGGCGTTCGATATTCCGTATATAATTCAACGTATTCGTAATCTAGGATATCGTCCAGAAAGCATTATGTGTCATCAAGACTTTAAGATTAATCCTAGAGCGGAGTACTTTATTGATACTCGTATGGAAAATAACTATGCAGAACGTGGTGACTATGCATATATTTCTTCTTATACAGTATACTTAGACCAAATGATTCAATTCGCATCTCGCCGTAAAGGTCAATCTGCATTTGCATCATTTAAGTTGAATGATATTGGTGCTCAAATCTGTGGTGTACAAAAGTTGAACTACCATCATATCACTACAGACTTAGCTAAGTTACCATTCTTAGACTTTAAGACATTTGTATTCTACAATATCGTCGACGTATTAGTCCAAGTATGTATTGAAGAATCTACAGATGATATTGGATATATCTATAACTCTAGTGTATTGAATAATACTCGATTCTCTAAAGTTCATAGACAAACAATCTATCTACGTAATAAGCAAATTGACTTCTATTTCGACTTAGGTCTTGTTGTTGGTAATAATATCAATAAGACTAGAGAGAAACCATCTGAGAAGTTTGACGGTGCTTTTGTAGCTGACCCTAACTTGGTTAATGATTCAGTTAAGTTAAAGATTAATGGTATTCCAGTCTTCCTATGTGATAACTTAGTTGACTTTGACTTTAGCTCCCTATATCCAAGTATTAACCGTGAATTCAACTTAAGTTCTCCATCTGAGATTGGTAAGATTGAATTCGAAGATGATAAAGATGCAAGCTCTGCAATTATTGAAGATATTGTAACTCAAGATCATTTAACTATCGGGCATAGATGGTTTGGTTTACCTAACTATAGTGAGTTAGTTGATCAAGTATCTACATTATTTGCATCTGGTAGACTATCTACAGAGAATGAGTTCAAAGTATATAATAAAGGCGAGTTAGTTAAACCATTAGAAGTTGAATACAATAACTGTTTACCAGCTCTAACTAGATTTGGTAGCATGAATATGAATGCAATCTATGGTGAACGACAAATGCCAGGAGGATTATAATGGTTATACATTTCCCATTAAGCCAATCTGATATCGAAAGCTTACTTTCTATAAGTAAGCTTTTGAAATGTGATAAGATTCTATATGATAGAAGCTATGTAAATCCAATCATTGGTGTAGGACCAGAGAAATCATACTTCCAGACTACAAGTTTCATGGTTGATCTAAGTCCTCATATTAATAACTTATTGGTTAATATATCTGACTTAAAGAATCTTGGTAAGATTACTCAACTAGAGCCATCTAAAGATAACCCAGAGATAGCTATTCATAGACCAGTAGTATCAGTATTCAATTGGGATGCTGAATATGTTAAAGCTTGTATGAATAGTCTAAGAGAATATCAAATAGATGATAATATCATTGCTAGAACTGATGAGTTCCATAATACAGATGACTATAATGAACTTATGGCTGGTAGTGCATCTACTGGAGCATTCAGAATCAATGTAGGTGGATATATGATTGATATACCTAAATCAGCTATGCCAACATTGAAGTCTGATCATGTAGTGGCTACAGTGTATAATGCGCCTAATAAAGACTTTAACGTTCTTAGATTTAAGATAACTAAACGTAATGGTATCATTGTTAATCAGTCAATGTTATTCTTACCTTATTAAAGAGAGTTTGGCTATAGAGAATCAATCTCTATAGCCAGATTCGTTTATTTAGCATACGGAAAACATTTAAATAATCAAAGGAGGAACGATAATGGCTGAAGATAAAAACGTAAAACAGCAAGAAGGTCTACTAAGTAGTATCCGTAAAGGTCTTGCTAATTTATACGGTCGTACATATTATACGCCACCAGATGGCGATAGCGAATTAACTCATCTAACCGATAGAATCAATGACTCTATGGGTAAGATTATCAATGATATCAACTATTCTACAGGATTATCATCTATTAGTACCCTCTATGCTAAAGCAATCGATTATCAAAACGATCCAAAAGTAGCAGATGGGTTTGATAACCTATTTAAAGATATGGCTAACGATGGAAGTGTATATAATGTATTCTTCAATAATCGTAGCCTACGTTTATTTGATGCTGAGATTGACATGGTCTGTAAGTATATGCCTATGCTTGAAGATGCATTAGGTGTACTATGTGATAATGTAATCTCATCTGACCACTTCTCTAAAGACTTTATCTTCATCTCTGATGAAAATGTATCTGTAGAGAATAATAAAGAGCTCTTCTATAATAATATCAAAGTACTTAAAGATAAGTATGACTTACTTATCAAATTCCAAGATATTATCTATAATACTTCTAAGTATGGTGAACGATTCTATTATATCGTACCATATGAAAGAGCTATTAAAAAGTTATTAGATAACCCAGATAATAAGTTTGTAACTTCACATGAAGCTATGAGTCTAACTGAATCTGGTATTCTTAAACAAACTCCAGCTCTAAAAGAAAGTGGAGATGTATTTGTTAATGCTATTAATAAGAAAGAGCAATCTTTAGATGTTGAATTTACTTTCAATATGAGTAATTCTCTATCTAAAGAGATTGTAGCACATGAAGCTGCAGCTAATAGACTTAAACATATTAAAGAGTCCGCTCTAAACTTTAATGAGGCTACAACTAGTACAGTATCTCTAGTGGCTAATGATAAATTAGATGCTAGCCCATTCTATGATGATACCACAAGTAATGGTTTAATCGTAGCTGGTGATCATAGATTCAATACTAAAGAAGACTGGGGATTGAATGGTTGTGTATTCAAAGAACTCAATCGTTATAAAATCATTCCAGTTAGAATTGAAGATCTTATCTTAGGTTATGCTTATCTTGAAAATGATAGGTATGGTTTAGATGATGACTTCCCAGTAAGTGATACAACTACACCAGTTAATGCTATGGGTATTAATGTAGCAACAGACTTAGAAGCTACAAAGAACTCTGCTGTTATCTCTGATAGCATTGTTAAGACTGTAGCTAGTAAACTATCCGCAGCTATTGATACTAAGTTTATTAAGCTTAACAAAGACTTATCTAAAGAAATCTATACTGTATTGAAACATGATCTTCAAGCTGGTAAGAAGAATAAGTATAATGTAACTTTCTTACCACCTGATGATGTAGTTCATTGCTATTATAAATTAGATCCAGATACATATCGTGGTATCTCTGACTTGTATAAGTCTATGATACCAGCTAAGTTATTCATCGGTCTATATATTACCAATACTATTGGTGCAATGACTCGTGCACAAGACCGTCGTGTATACTATGTAAAACAATCTGGTATTGATACAAATATCTCTAAGATTCTATTAACTACTATTGATCAATTGAAACGTCAAAACTTCAATATTCGTCAATTAGAATCTATGAAGAACGTATTAAATATCCTAGGTCGATTCAATGACTTTGTTATTCCTACTGATAATAGTGGTAATGCACCAGTACAGTTTGAAGTTATGCAAGGTCAACAAATTGATCCACAAACTGACTTGATGGAAAAACTCCAATCTATGGCAGTCAATAGTACTGATGTACCATTTGAGATTGTACAAGCAAGACAATCTATGGACTATGCTATCCAAGCATCTATGTCCAATAGTAGATTCTTAAAGAAAATCTATAATAGACAGACTATAGCTAATAGATTCTTATCATCTATTATGACTAAGCTCTATAGAGGTGAGTTTAATAATCCAACAGCGGTTATTAAAGTTAACTTACCAACACCGATGTTCTTGAATCTAACTAATACTAACCAAATCATTCAAAATGCTAATGATGTAGCACAAGCTGCAATGGAAGCATTCTCTGATGATTTAGATGATAACGCTAAACAAATCTTCTTCAATAACTTGAAAGGTAAAATGCTTGAAAGTTATATTGATATGGAAATGATTATGCGTGTTAAAGAAGCAACTAAGATTGAATATGCTGCTAATCAACAACAAGATCAAGGCGGAGATGCAGGTTATTAAACCAACAAAATATGGTCATAGGCTATTAAAGCCTATGACCATAAATTGCTGTCGTTTGTTTATTGTATTGAGAGGTGAAACACTTTGTACTTGCGAGGTATCAAAGCAGAAAGAGAGTTTGACTACGCATGAAGAAGTCCGTTCATGTGATATAAGCAGTTTGCAATTTTATGCGAGGAAAACCACTTCCATCCATCCCTTGATGGAAGTGTATCTGAAATCCGTTCGGAGTTCCCATGTATATTTTAACGTAAATCAAGCGTAGTAGAATTGTAGTGATTTAAGAAGATTGTTCACGAAGCATGTGTTATTTATTAGGTAAGTATTAGGAGTTTGTTTAACTTCATAAAATCTTCATACGCAGTCAATATATTGTTACTAAAATGAAAAGAATAAATGGACTAGGAGATTAACTCCTAGCCCACTTTGTTTATTCTATTATTAAAATCTATTAACCAGTATAAGTTACACCCTTACCAGTATTACCTTCACCATTAGGACGAAGTACTTTACTATAAGGAGCCATATTAGTTACACCAGAGTAAGTCATTTCAGACTCATCCCAGATTGTGCCTTTACGTACCCAATCAAGTAAGCTTTGAGCTTTTCTGTTAATGATTGTGTTAGTAATAGGGAAACCAGAGAACTCTACAGACAACTCTTTGAAACCGATGTCACCACGTTCGATATTGTAGATATTCAAGTCAGCATTTGTTGGTTGAGCAGCTACGATATAGAATGCTTTTTCAACATTCATCAAAGTATTGTCAGTTACGATGTATAAGAAGCTGAATACTTCTTGGTCGAAACCAGGTTCTTTGATTGTACCATCTTCGATAAGACCATGATAATGTTTAACTTGAGTTGTAGGGTCTTTAATACCACGTAAGAACAACTCATGAACTTTAGTCATGATGGAACCAGATTTTTCGAAGTAACGCATAGTGAATGTAGAACCAGATTGGCTATTAACTTTGTTAATAACGTTGATGGATTTAACACCATTTGTTAATTCTGCTGTATCGGAAGTCATGTTATCAATACCGTCTAAACCACGGAATTCATATTCCAATACATGTACGTATGTATCAATAAGTTTCTTGTATTGATCATTCTTAGAAGCCAAAGCTTTCAAGAAGTTAGGAATAGTCAATACAATGATCATACCATAACCAGATTCAAATTGATTGAATTGGTGTAAGTTAGCCCAGTCAGTTACACCACGGAATAGTGCATACTGAGTTAAATCACGAATTTCTTTAGTGCCGTCGAAGATAAAATTAACAGCACCTGGAGTTTTATCAGCCATATTATTTATCCCCCTTAAGCATTGGCACTAACAGCAGTAGCGATTGGAATAGCAACGATACGGAAGATTTCAGCTTGAGCGAAGTCTTTGAACGATACTTGGATAACCGCATAAACAATTTTGTTTGCTGCATAAGCAGAGTCAGATTTGAAGTCAATAGAGATAGAAGCAAATTTATTAGCATTATTGTTAATAACTGCTTGTACGTCTTGTTTGTAGTCTTCGAAGTCTGTACCTGTGATGAATTTATAACGGGATTTAGGACATGCAATACGAATTTGTTTGATCAATTCTTGGATAGCCAATACGTTATTAGCATAGCTTAATTGAGTATGGATATCTTGAGAAGTGTATTCGGATGCAAGAGAGAAGATACCGTTATAGTATTTACCAAAGTTTACACGAAGGTCATCCATTTCAGCAACTTGGTCGCCTGCAGGAGTAACCTTAGGAACGTAAGATAAAGTACCTTCGATAAGTTCAGGAATTACCCAACCATTGTTTTGACCAGCACATACTAAGGAACGACCATTAGCGAAGTGCATACAGATCAAACGAGCAATGGAATAACCCATAGTTACTGTAATTTGTTTACGAGTATATGGATCAAATACATCGAAGTATTGACAGTAAGTCGCAACGTAACGGCTATTACCACCAGTATTCAAAGTCTTAGCATTCTTGATTGCAAGAAGGTTAGTAAGACCTTTAGTACCCATATCACGGAAATAGAATACGTCTTGACGGAAAGAACAAAGGTTTTCAATAGCACGTTTTACAATATGAGGATAGTTAGCATCAACAACAACATCAATTGGGTTGTTATCGATATCATAGATATCATCATTGAAAGTACCATTGTATACTTTAGCCATTTCTGTAGCATATACAGATGTAGCATCAGTTACACCTTTATAGCCAGAGATTGGAGATGTACCGAAAGTATCACCATTATAACCACCAGTCAAAGGATGACCAGCAAAGCTATCAAGTTTAACAGTCGCTACACCATCATTAGTGGATTCTAGTACTTCAAAGTTTTTGAATACTTCACCTTTCCAAGTACGAGCACCAATGATATCAGATTCACGTAAACGAGTTTCAGATAAGCCAGCAATAGCTGCTACTTTAGCGTAGAATAATTGCATTTGATCTTCATAACCAAAGCATTTAACTTGTTTAGAAGTACGTTTAACTACAGAATCAAAGAATAAGTTGTATCCAGCTTCAACTTCAGAAGGGTTCAAGGAGAATACAATAGATTCTAATGTGTTGCTATTTTCATCGATATCTAATACGTAACGTGCAGATTGTGCAGAACGAGATAATGTAGAATCAAGAGAAATAGTAACGTTCTTTTGAGATACACCACGACCATTGTCTAAGATCAAGAACAATGGGAATTTGTTATCTTTTTTATTTTTGAATTTTTCATAGAATGCTTTAGAAGTGGCAACGTAGTCATTACCAAAAGTATTTTCTTCAGCTTCCAAAGTTTCTACAGAGTAGTTTACTTGACAAACTTTATACATAGCGGCAATGCCATCTACACCAGCTTCGTCTTTAGTATAAGTAGGACGTTGTGCAGGATCAGAGATAGATGCAACATCTACTGCTTTCCAGTATAAGTCTTCAGTCACATAAGAACCATCTGTTTTAGTGATAGGAGATCCAGTCAAAGGATCGAATTTAATACGAGATTCTTGACGGGAAATCTCTTTTACGTGAGCAACTACACCTAGCATAGCCAAACGAGAAGTAGGGTCAACGACACGTTTTGCATAAACGATACCGCCGTTGTTAATTACGTTAGCTGCTTGGAGTAAAGGTTGACCATGACGAGCAAAAGAGATTTCACCATATTGGTCGAAGAAATCGTCGCCTTGCCATTTAGTATATTCTTCAGTCCCTTTGTCCGAAGTAAAACCAGCAAATACAATCGGTTTTGTTGTAGAGTCGGCTATATTCAGAGAGGGAATATAACTTTGGTCTTCAAGAATGATTTTTGTACCAATCATAATCTTTTATTTCCTCCTTAATAGATTTTAAATAATAGTTATAAACGAATCCGATATGGATACTATTTAAACTTTTATTCATATGTTAATTATGGCTATTGCATAAGGATCTTTTCCATAGGTGAATCAACTTTGTTTTTGTTGATCATGGAGTTAATTACCGCATCATCCCAATTTTCAGATGTCAATGCAGTAAATGCAGAAATATATTTAGGTACCATCTTAATAGATAGTGGTTTATATTTGTGCATATCAGTTTCCTTAGCTAAGCGGAATGGAATAGATTCATCTTTAACAGATCTACATAACTCAGATACTAAGATACCAAACATCTGTGCAGAGATACCGAAAGAAGAACCATTGAATTTAATGGAATCCATTAAGAATGCATGTAACTTATCATATGCAATTACATTAGGAATATTACCAGTGATCATAAAGATTCTAAACATATTCTCTACATTGGTAATATCCTCAGGAGATCCAGTGTTTACTATAACTACATCATCTTTCTTGAATTTCAAGATACGATAGTCTACAGGAACTGGGATCTTCTTATCTAATACATAATCTTTAACCTTCTCTATTGAAGAAGGCATTGTAGATATAAGAACTGGATGGTTAAATAGTTTAACACCATAGATAGATTTTCCTTTAGAGTCGAATACTTCATAGGAGAATAGCCCTAAAGTGTTTACATATTCACCAGCTTCTTCAGCATATTTCATATGCCCATCATTTCTAAAATAATTCTCAGGGATGTAGAATACTAGTTCTCCATCACCTTTAAATATAAGGGAAGTTCCTTCTTCTTTAAGGAATGCTCCCACATTCTTCATACCCATAGTAACCTCCTATAGAGTAATAATTATCTTATACTCTAATGTTTAGGGGCAATAAAATTACTGGATTTATTTATTCTCCAATGCAGTTAAACGATCAGTGATAGCTTTAAGCTTTTCATCCATAGTAACTTTATTATAGATAGCAGAGTTATAGTGAGCTGTAGTCAATACAGTATAGGAGTTAGCACCATTATAATGCTTTAATTCTTTACCGATTACTGTAGTGATAGATCTCTTATCACCAAGCTCTAGATTGTCGTTCTTATTAATCTTAGCAATTACACGGACATCGTTGGTTGTAGTTTTACCATGATATCCAACTTGGTTACCTAGAGTAATACCATTGTTAAGAAAATCATTATTAATGTGATTATAGTAAGACCTTTTAGCAGAATACTTATAAATGCGAACGTAATCATGAGAATTAGCACACATATAGATATCCCCATTAACGTAAGTAAAGTCTTCGATTTCACAGTATGGCTCCATTTCAATTTCTCTAATAACTTTGAATTGATTACCAATTAGACGGCATTCAATCAAACGTCTAGTAACTGCAAAGATGATAGTATCACCATTGAAGAATGCACCATTAGAATCTACATTAGTTTCATCTACTTTGACAATATACTCAGCCTTAGTAGTCATAGTCTCATCAGTATATACTCTGACTTTACGAGATTTACTATCTGCCCCAGGCACTATAGATACATATCTACCAGAACCAGCAATATCTTTACCGATATTAAAACACTTTTCTGGATAGTCATTAAACTCACCTAATACGAGTTCATCTAAATGATTACGGTTAATATTATAAATACGTGTACCATTAGCAGCGCCATTAGTAGCTCTAATGATCTCACCATCCATGAATAATGTATTAACGTGACCAAGTTTATCTATACCCTCAAAGTCAGTAAACTTAACTACATTCATATCTATATCTAACTCATAGATACGTTGTTTAGAGTTGTCTGCATTACAGCAGGCTAAAATGAATCTTTTACTTGTCGGATCATAGGTAAATCCTTGACATTGATTGACTACAGTCCTATCTATATCAATAGTTTTTACAAAAGTAATGTTAGTTTGATCAGCTAAAGTTGCAGGTCTTTGAGCATTAATATCAGCACCAATATGTCTGAAAGATTTTTTAAGAAGCTCAGTGAAGTCTTTTGTATTTTTCATAATAAATTCTCCTTTCATTACTATATTGTAAAAAGAAACCCAGAAGAGGTTAATCCTCTTCTGGGAATATTATTAGATAGCATTCAATTCATAACCTGGGTTAACGTAAACTTGAGGTTCTTTACCATTATTTCTAGCTTCAGCATATTCTGTAGGATAGATTTCTTCAAGTGTAAGACTATCGTCAGTAGTAGAACCTACAGGTTCCCAAGTTTTATTGGAGTAATTATATTTCTTAGTTTCATCTAAGTTATATAATGGAATTCTATATTTACAGAATTCATAAGTACCTAAACCAGGATGATCTTCTGGGCATAATACATGAACGTATTTGTCATAGTATTTAGCCAATTCATCAGTAGATGCAGGTCCTAATATGTATTCATAGGAATTAACTGTAGTATTATATAATTTAGATTTAGCATTATGAATAGTAGTCTCATTATCAATGATAAACTTCATCGGTGTAGATGGAACTTCTGGTTTATCATATGCTGGATCCACTACTAAATATATTAAACCATATCCAAGTAATAATTCTAGTTCACCTTTACGGTCAGAATCAGATGTGATTAATACTCTTTTAATATTTTTATTATATACTAATGGAGCTTTAGATGTATAGATATATTCTAAATCTAAACCACTAGTATTTAAAAATTTAGTATTATATGGAGATGCAATCAAATTAGCAACATTAGCTACTGGGCTATATGTAACACCATCTTGATTTTTATCATATCCACTACCATCTAATTGTAGAGTAATACCATTAAATGTAACAGGGTTACCATATGGATCAGCAGCACAAATACCAAGTAATGGTAGATTATATTTTACTGAATCATCTATAATATCAGTAAATCTAAACTTAACTTCATTTTCACCGATAATTTTACCACTGCCGTCAGGTCTAGAGTTTCTATTGAATTTGATAACATCTTCATCCATATAAATGATTGGGAATCCTTCAAATACTGCAGGCTGATTATAGTCATCAAATTTAAATAGATCGCCTGAAATAGGTACAAGATCACCAAAGTATGCATAACCTGGTTTAATAGTTAATTTAGCTAATGCATCTTTTTTGCTTTTCTTGAGCTTATCAGTGTACTCTTTATAATTAATAGGTCTATTATTTAATATCCCCATTACATATGACCCACCGAAGTAAGCATTTCTATCTTTAATTAGTTTCAATGATGCTTCAAAATCAAGATATGTACTTGCGTCTACAAATGTTTTTGTTTTAGGGTCATATTTTTTAGTACCATCCATGTTATAGATTTCGAATAGTCTTAAAATACCACCCAAGTTTGCATCTTCATTTAATTTAGCAATATTTACAAAATTATCTTCAGTTCTAATTTGAACATTAGTTGCTGGCATAATAGACTCACCTGGTCTATCAAGATATACCAATTCAGCTAATCCATCATAATGGCTAGTTATACCACTGTATGATACATTAAATTCTGGTAATTTAATGATATGAGCATTGCTGTCATCTCTAAAGCTATAATATGTCTCATCTGCACTTTCATAGCCATTATGACCAGCAATTTCTGTAAAATAGAATACTGAGTCTAAATCAATTACCAATTCTCTACAAGTAAGATCTATGTTTCTACCTTTATTTGATAAGGAGAAGTGGAATTTATCAGTATTGATTTTTGTAATAAGAGTATCCTGCGCTTCTCCATCTTTTTTATAGTATAATTTTGTATTGAAGTTAGGGAATACAAATTCACTAACTTCTAGTGTATCACCTGACATATTAGATTTATCTAAATGAATATCAGTTGTATATACAGTAGTGATTTCTTGGCTGATACATTTTTTACCTACATAGGTCTTATATAGTGGTTTTAAGATAGTATTATAAATATCCGTAACAGGCTCAGCAGTTTTAATTACTAAGTTAGCATTGCCTTTAGTTCTATATAAATCATCAGTCACTTCAGCGGAAGGGAAATCGATATCTATAGTTTTACCAGCTGGAATAACATATTCATCTGTAGCTAGTAATACAGAGTTAACGGAATTTAATTCCTCTCTATCGGTATTATATATAAATCCACCAGCTAATGTATTCTTACCATTATTAAAGCCTTCTAATACTTTAGATTTTTTAATACCAGTAGGAATTTTATTAATTTCAGTAGCTAATGTAGAAGTCGAATTAGACTCCGGGGTTACATTATTAGATTTTAAAGCTTGTTTTGCATCCCTAATATCAGATGCAATGCTTTCAAGAGTTTGAATGACTTGATTAACAGTATCAGACATCAGTTACCTCCTTTAATTAATTATAAGTGATCGTATTCTTCCATATGATTATCATTACCAGTTGGTTCTGTAGGGAATCCTAGATTATTTTGGAATACGTCTAAATAATCACCACGTTCGGTGATATCGTTAGAGTATAAATCCTCCATAGGAGTACTATCATCTGTTAATGCATTAACAGGTTCCCATGCCTTTTTAGAATAGTTATACTTCTTAGTTTCATCTAAGTTATATAATGGTAAACGGAATTTACAGAAGTCGTATTTACCTAGACCTTTATGATCTTCCGGTACTAATACATGAACGTATTTATCCACATATTTTGCCATCTCATCTGTAGTATATGGTCCTAAAATGACTGTAGCACCATTACGGGTAACTTTAGATTGGTAAGTTTTAGATTTAGATGCCTCAATAGTAGAGTCTTTATCTAGGATATACTTCATTGGCACAGCAGGCTTTTCAGGTACTTTCGTCGCATTAAATGTTTGATATATCATACCATAACCTAATAGAGATTTCAATACACCACGTTTTTTACCATCAGATACAATTTTGATACTTTTAATATTTTCATTGTATACTAATGGAGCTGCATTAGTTTTGATATTTTCTACCAATCCGTTACTACTATCCGACAGATCAAGATCATTATTATTATATAACTTCACGTCATAATGAGAGACCAATATATTTACTGCATTTTTAAGAATAGTGTATTTTACTCCATTCTCACGCACTATATCTGCGTTTATATATAGTCTAATTCCACCATATCCAATGGTATCAGAACTATAGAATGCACAGTTTGTAATGAATGGATATACATCAGCTCTTTGTTTTGAATATTCATCAGAAAAATCAAAACTTGTGCTATTATATACATTAATGGCATCTCTAGAATTAGAGTATTTAGCTAATCGGAGAGCACCTTCTAATAACTTAAGCATTGGGAAGTGTTGATAGTATGAGACATATGTACTTTCATCATATCTAATCAATTCTGGCTCAATAGAGTTACCGATCATGTAATATACAAATCCTTTATTTACATTGAGTCCTTGCACCACAGCTTTAGTACTTTTTTCTAATTTAGCCATATACTCTTTATAGTTGAGAGCTTTCTTACCATTCTCA